CCTTTCTTCTTTGCCCAAGCGAACCAAATCAGCAATGTTCGTCTACCGCTGTAGGGGTCGGTCAGCCCCGTCGTTACCACAAACCCATCATCTGTAACCCACAGATGTGCAGACTCTGTTTTGCATGCCGTAAAAACATCTTCGGGGATGACATCAATAAAGGGATCTTCATTAAGAATCTCTTCAAGCCCCGGCCTAACCCAACCCCAATGCTCGCGAATATCTGCAAAAACTGGGTCACGCGATTTCTCGTCCATACTTCTTCCTAGAAAGACCATAGGACCGGTGAACTCCTCCGTACCGGACCTTCCTTGCGATTGGCATGTCGCCATGTCGCGCTTTTGTTTCAGCATCTTTGATGCCTTGCTGGAACAAACTGCCGTACACCTGCGCGCCCGCGTAGTCCGTCCACTCTTTGCTTGGCAGACGAAGCAAACGGAACAGCGCTCCATTGATAATAGTGTCTCGGTAGTCGTCCATAATTTCGTTTTCGCAAGCTGTCGACGTATGCGTCGGCTTCAGCTGCACACGTAGCACAGTGCTAGACACAATGGTTTCGTCTGGGACAGGCACTAGCCAAAACAGCGACTGCGAGGGCTTCACGAAATACTCGGGCTCGCCGCGCTTATCCGCATCCCGCCAGCTGGGCTTACGTTGCTCCAACAGACCAGTAGATATCGGCTCAAGATCTTTGCCCTTGTGTACTACCCACAGAACCTTTTCAACTACTGTGTTCGCCGGAGGCTCAAGGTCGTACTCATATAACCCCGCTACAGTAGTCACTGGGTCAAGCTCGGCCTGATACACCCCAGACTTTTCACACAGCTCTATCACCGCCGCTCGAATATTGCTTTCGATTAGCGTATCGGGGCATCCCGGCACCATAGGGATGACCTCGGGGAGTAACGATTCGTAAAGTATCGCCATTTACTGAACCATCATCTGCCCACCGGCAGTCAGATTAGGATTTGAACGTGACTCGGCGTTCGGCGTTGTGATGAGATCAACCTGCGCTTTGCCTGTTACAGACGCTGTAAATAGCTGGAAGTGGTTAGCCGCGCGCTGGCTGTTACCTGCGTATTCCGCGTCCTTCATGTAAGCCATATACAGCACGTAGTTCATAACCGCGTTGGCATAAATATCTGGGATAGACAAATTGTCGCTTGCGGTGACAGTAGTTGGATTAGCAGAATAGATAATTTCTATATAAGCACTCCCACTTACGCCGGGGTACACATAAAAATTACGTGGGTCTTGCTCGTCGTACATGTAGTGTTTGACGACAGATCCATGTGCTGCATCGCCTGATACAGTCGGGTCGTGCCAATCAGGTGTCTGGGCGTCAAGAATCTCGCGCGAAACTAACCGAATAGAACGCTTTCCAGTACCCCCGCTCGCGGCAGACATATTACGTACCACGCGCAACAGCCGGTTCCCCGCGCTTGGGATCGACTGCTTTGTTCCAGTGACAAGCGTAATCGTGTCATTAGTGGCAGATGCGTCGGGCTTTAGCAGCGCTATTTCACGCTGCGCGTCGTTCACCCAAAGAATGAGCTCGGACGTTTCGGGCCACCGGATACCAGTCGTATCCTGCAAGGTAACTTGAACTCTATCGATAACACTTGCTACTGAAACGGCCATTATCTTTCCTCGTTAAGAATTAAGCGCTTGTTCCCAAGCCTGTTCGCGCTCTTCCGGTGGAACTGTCCTACCGGCTGCTTTATTTACGACAGCCGCTTTCGGAGTGCCGTCTGATTTAAAATTGTCGGGGTCAGCTGAATCGATCAGATCATTCATGACTCCGACTAATGCTTCCTCTTCATCCTTCGTGATTAATGGTTCATCGATCACGACTTCATGGGTGACTGCAGGCTCATCTGCACGTCTTGCGCCCATGGTTATAGCTACTAAACCAATCGTGTCGCCAAGATCTCTCTCGACCCCGGCTTGGAGCAACACCGCCGTACCACCTAGCGTCGTCACTCGTAAATCTTTGTCGGAAATCACTTTCATCACTTAATCCTTAAAGAAAAACCCCCTCCGAAGAGGGGGCGGTCAGTCTTACTGAGCAGTGTCGAGACAGATAACGCCGAAGTCTTCAACAGAGCCGTTGTAGTCGCTGTTGTACTTAGGCTTACGCAGGCCGAAGATCTTGCCGATTGAGATACCAGCTTGGTTCTCGTAATCGAAAGTATCTTCTACGATCTCTGGGAGACCGATGTCAGCCATGGCGAGCGCTTGAGCACCACAGAACAGCGCGCGTGCACCAACTACGTCAGCGTCAGCACCCCACTTATAGCCAGCGTCACCAGCGTTAGCGGAAGTACCGGTCGTCGCACCTTCGGTTGAGAAGACGTGGCGGAACTCATGGACCATCACACCGTCAACCATCAGTGAAGCAGAGCCTGAGAACAGCTCGTTGTTAGGACCACGAACGCCAGCGTTACGAACGTTAGCGAGGAAGTCAGCGTCAAGCTTCAAGTTAGCCATCTGCTGCGGAGTGACAAACAGGTGGAACAGCTCCTGATTGCCCTGACCTCGCAGACCACGGATGTAGTTGTCTTTGGCGTAAGCCTTCAACTCTACAATGTGGCGATAGCCCAGCTTGTCGGTAGCCGTTACAGCCGTGGTATCTCCAGCAACGATGTCGTTACCTGAAATACGGCGGTGACGATTAGCAGTAGGCGCAGATACATCAGACGCGTACTCTAGGTCTACCAACTCATGCCCAGCGGTTGCTGAAGTGGGGCGCAGGCCACCATTTGTTTTGTGCGTGTAAGCAACACCAGACAGCGTCAAGAACCCTAGCTGGTCCATACGGTCAGCCATGGCATACGCCAGCATGTCGCGAGAGGTCTCACGGAAGTTGACGACAGACTTCTGGTCAGCCAGTCGGCCAGCGATTCGGTTCGCAAAACGCAGCTGATCAAGCTGAATAGTAATGTCGTAGCTTCTGAGAGCTTCTTCATTACCTTCCAGAGTGTTGTCACCAGTGATACCGTCTCCGGTCATGTCGGCGAGCAGGGTCAATACAGCGCGGGTGCCCTTCTCAGACTTGGTGAGCTCAGTGACTCGCTGGACCATGGCGTTAGAGCCACTTCCGGCGAACTGGTTAATAAAAGATGCGTTGCGAGCAACACGCCAAAAATCGCGGCTCCATGCTGTTAACTGTTCAGTAGTCAGCGCCGCAAAATTAGTTAAAGCCATGATAGGCCTCCTTTTGCGATAAATACGACGGGCATACGCCCACTCATAGCCGACTTATGGAGCGGCTAATCCGTTTCCCCGTATCGTGAGGCGACGAACTAGCGCTTATTAGCGAGGCGCGACCTCGGCAGGTTTAACGCCTGTGCAGGCGAAGGTCGGTTTTAACGTGTACGACACGGCCCTCTATCGTTCGGGCATACGAATCTTAACTATATATTAGCGCTGGTAATATTAAGACGCAAGGGCTACTTTTTCCTACGTCTGCCTGATGCAGTAACAGCGTGTTTAATCTTAGCGGGGCCGGTCTTACGTCTCGAAGACGAAGCCTTCTCTGCTTTCGTCATCTTCGCTGCAACCGCTTTTGGCCTACAAGAGCGATAAGGGCGTTTACTTTTGCCTTTCTTTGCAGACTTACGTCCGCAAGGCTCGCCCGTCTTAACGTCGATCCATTCCTCTCTAAACCACTTTTTAAGGGCAGCGCCCTTCTCACTTTTTCTTACGGCCACTTTTATTACCCCAGTTCTTAGCGCCTACCTTGCGGCATTTGGCGACAGCACCAGAGGCATACGCTGAAGGCCAGACCTTATAGCGAGCCTTAACCTTCTTCGCGCATGCATCGTTAGCTTTCTTCCGCTTATTAGCGGCCATTAGGGATAACTTCGCTTCTTAGCTTTAGCCTTAGACTTCTTTTTAGCCGAGGCTTTCTTCTTACCGCGCTTTGCGCTACATGGCTTACCATCATGCATGACTAACTCCTTACCATTTCTTGCACGACCAGTACCGTGCGGTGAGTTTGCTGGGTGGATTTGAGTCACACTTATGACGGGCTCTAAACGATTTCCGTCGGTTGGGCTGACTCTTCTTGATAGTCATCTTGGCATCGCCAAAACGTATCAATTTCGTCTTGTCGCCTTGTTTAGCGACAACTACAAACTTTTTAGTGGGGTGGTTGGGCGTGCGTTTAGGCTTGTTGTAGCCACTTACGCCCGCACGCGCTAGCTTTGGGTCTTTTTTCGCTGGCATTACAAAATATCCCCCCGTAATCGTTTGATTGTGGCGTCTGGTAGAGCGTTAAACTCGTCCTCAGACATGGTGGATACGTCCACAGCCCTCTCTCCCCGCGCGGCAGAACTCTCACCGGGTAATTCGGGCGGCTGTGACTCTGCAGCCTTCAGTTTTTTGCTCACTTCGGCCCGTTTTTTGGCAACTTCGTCCACAGGCTTCTGTTTTGGCGCAGTTCGTGCATCCAAAGTGCTACTTGTAGGCTCTGAAGCGGCCAAATCGTTCGTTTTAATAACAAAATTAGCTGCTTTGGTCAGCGCATCTACCGCGTCGTAGCCCTGCATGATGAACGCGTCGCGCAACCCGATGACTTCCTGCGTGTAATCCTCGTTATAAGCCTCAGAATTCTGGTCAAATACCGGAAACTGCGCCTCCAACTCATTTGCAGCCGCTTGTAACGCTGTAGCTTGTGCGTTGTGCTGCACGGTCTGCTGCATTTTTTCGTTCATATCGAACTCAAGCTGCGCTTTTTCGGCGTTTCGGATCTCTTGGCGGAGCTTGACCGCGTCTGCTTCCTTGCCGTCGAGCACCAAATTCATGTACTCGCGCTCTTTTGAGTCAAAATCGTAAGGAGCAGGCGCGTTTGCGGGGGGTTCCTGCGCTTTTTTCAAGTCCTCCAACTGCTTTTGCAGGGCTTTCTGCTTCTGCAACACCTCGTCCAGCCGAGATTTAGGGACCATGTGGTCTTTTTTCTCGGGTTCTGGCTCGGATTCTGGCTCAAATTCAGCCTCTGCGACCGGTTCTTCGGTCTCTTTGGCAACTACCTCCTCTTCCTCCTGCTCTTCTTCAGGCATTTCAGCCTCCGCAACCGGCTCCTCCTGCTCCTCGGTTTCGGGTTCTTCGGGTTCTGGCTCTTCTTCGCCCAGCCCAAAGTTCATATCTACTGCTTCGACTTCTTCAGTATCGCGCTCTGCACCGGGCATTACGTCAAATACCGTATCAAACTGCTCTTCAGGGGTTTCTTTCTTAGCCATTTTGCAATCTCCTATTGATTGTTAGGCGAGTTAGGGATGGTTACCGGCCCCGGTCTTGCAGACTGCTTCTTAGCAGCGGTCTGCATCACCGTTGCAGCGATTCGTGTTGCAGCATTAGTCTCCGCCTGGGACTGACGCGTCTGATTCGTAAGATCCGCCAGATCACGACGCAACTGGAGTTCTTCCATCTTGGTGTCAATCTGACTTTGCAGCTCGGTGAGGCGCAGCTGCGGCTGTACGTCAGTCATATCCTGTACCTTGGCGATGTTGACCGCCGCGTCGGACTGCAACTTACGAACTTCCGCTTCGAGCTTGGCAATCTCAAGCTGCAACTGCTGCATAGCCATCTGCTGCTGCATCGCCATAACTTCCGCCTGCTCCGGTGTCGGCGGTTCCTGACCCGTCATGACGCGGATGCGCTTCGCAAGCTCCTGCTTTCTCGCCAGATGCGAGTATTCAACAATGGCGTCGTCTGGGATGGCGACCCCAACCTGACGCAAGTTAAGCGCCTCGGCAAACTGCACCTCGTCAAACGAATCACGCGCGGGCGCGGTGGAGATAACTACGTCGTACTCACCGATAGTCAGGTCATTAATAATCTGCCCTTCGGGTGTCATCTCGTTGATAACCATCGGCTCGCGTGGCTTGAGCGGGTCTTCTTCGTTGGTGATCATGATGACGCGCCGCTCGGTGTAGAACGTCTGTACCAGATCCAGAATTTTCTCGGCGAGGTACTGTCGAGTCTTACGCAGGTTGTCCAGCGGCACTTGGATCATTATCGCGCCACGGTTCTGCTTGGCCTGAATAGCAACGCCCGATACCTCGGCACTGTCGGTGCCCAGCATCGAATCGTTGATACCACTAATAGCTTTAATATTTAGCGCCGCTTTCTGGCTGATACGATCCAGACCAGTAGGGATCTGGTTTGGCTGTATCTTCACGGGCGGTGTAGAGCCACGGTTGTACTCAAGTACCAGACCGGTCTCAGCGCCATGCTCTTCCAAGTCATCCGCTGACATACCCACCAGCGATCCGCTTTCTACCATCCAGCCACTATTAGCTGTGGTATTAACGATATGCAGCTCTTGACTGGCTATTTTGTTTAGCTGTTCCTGCGGCGAAAGGAGGTTACGCACCATACCGAAAGGTCTACCGCGCCTAAAATAAGCAAAGTAAGGCACAATGGTGAAATCGTTATAAGGAGACCAGTCGTCATGAAGTACTATTTTGTCGCAGGTCACTGTCCATCGGACTTTCCGTTTAACTTTTCGGATAAGGTTTAGGCTGTACTGCTTGGCAAACTTCTTGGCCTTTGCCTCGGACCATGGTTCTGGTACATCTCTCGTGTCGCCTGTTTCAGGGTCCACGAAGCACATCACACGGGTCATTCGTTTGTGTTGTCTTTCGATAACCCGCAGCGCCCGCACGTTGCGATATTCATCGTCGCCGGGAATACCAGCCCCTAGATAATCGTCAGTACTATCAAGGTCGCCGTAGCGATTCTCCTCGTACTCAATCGAATCCCGCCCGTAGCCATTACCGTTCTCGGCGATGAAACGCAGCTCTTCCGCTTTCTTCTTACCATAGAGTTCTTCGATCTCATCCAGCGTCATCCACTTCGTTTCGAAGACTTCGTTCCACGTCTTGGGGTCAGACTCTTTGGCGTCGGGATCAATAAGAATGTCGAGC